GAAGGTTTAGGTTCTGTTGAATTAGATCCTGACTTCTTAGAAACTTTATCTTTAGTTGTTGAACAATTTTATGTTCAGGGTTTATCAACTAGAGCTGATGAAGATATTGTTACGACTACAGATCTTAATGATCCTGAAGCAACTCAAACAAAGGTTGCTAGCTATACTAAAGCTGAAGGTAGACTACACTTAGGTAAAGAAATATTTAAACAATGGAAAAGAGTACAGGCTTCTAAAAAAGGAATACCTACTGATGAGTATGCATTTGATTTTAAAAATATAAATGATTCAGTATTTGAGCAGCTAGGAGACTTTGCTAAGGAAGCATACTTCTTAGCTAATGGTTCTCATAATTCTCAGCAAGGTTTAATGACAAGAGGATTAGATAGTACAGGTCAAATGAGATACACATTAACTCATGAAGGACATCAGCTATTTACTGCTATGCATAATATGTATTCCGCAATGTTTGGTGCACCAGAGATAGCACCATTATATAATCCTACTGATGCTGAAGCAGGTCAAATGGTATTTGAGGGAATGACTTATACTAGAAAAGCTACAACAGCTATGAGTAGTGATCTTGGATATACTAATACACTTTATGAAGCAATGGCTAACATGAGTAAAGTAGTTATAAGAAATAATCCAGGTAGAGAAAAGATAACTTTCTTAATGGCAACAGCTGCTATTACTACTGCTGGTAATCCTAAACCAGTTCCAAATCAATTCGCACAAGATACTAATGAAATGCAATTAACTCAATGGTATAGTCAAGATATGCCAGACGCAATGGTAGAAAATGAAATAGGTGGTGATCAGCTTTATGAATATGTACCATTAGGAGATCCTGCTTATGCAGATATGTTTGGTATTGGAGAAAAGAAATTTAAAGAATTATTACAAGAAAAGAAAAGACTTTATAACCAAGCATTTCTTATAGAAAAGAAAGGAAGAGATAAGACATGGCCTGCCCCTAGTATAGGTGATGGTTGGAATTACTATCTTGCTGCTAAAAGATATAACCCTGTTGATATATTAAATAAAGAAAGGGAAAAGCTATTAAGTATTTTAGATGCAGCTAATAGATATTCAGGAAGTAATAACTATTTGTCATATGCTATGCAAGCATTAACTGGTAGAATACATTCTCAACAAAGTTTATATAATCCTCAAGCACATAAAGTATTAAGGTACTTAGTTGGTAGTGATAAGGTATATACCTGGACTCCTGGAAGAGAATTAGATGGAGCAGGAACTGACTTAGATCTTATATTTCAAGAAGTAATATCTGCGCATTTCTTTGAGGCTGATGCAGGTACTCAAGAAAAGAAAGCATTTAAAAAAGAATTTGGATTAGCAAGAACTATTAAAGAAAGGCTAAAAATATTTAGAGAAGAAGAGAGACTAGCCTTTACTAATCCAACTGAAAGTAAGTTTTTAAAGTATGTTAGATGGGGAGAAGAGCTAGAAAAAATTGTATTACCTTTCAATGCTAGAACTACTGGAAATATATTTACTCAATTTAGAGATGCTTCAGGTGATCCTAGAACAAGACAAGAAGCTATAGCTACTTTACAAAATAGCTTTGGAGCAGATCCAATTAGTCCTGATTTAAAAGCATACTTATCTAAGCATGATGAAGAAGCTATACTTAAAGTAGATTACTTAATGCACTTGGCTAAATATTATAGAGTTAAAAAATATAATAGAGAAAATAAAGGTCAGCCTCCGCAGCAATTTAAATCTACTATATCTATTGAATTAGATGGTCAGACACATGGACCTGCAACTTTAGCTACGCTATTAGGTAGTGAAAGTATGGCTAAGAGATCTGGTATTATAATGAAGCAAGAGTTTCAGGAGATGCTGAATGGAGAATATAAAGATCTTAGAGATGCTATGGCAGATGCTATGCGTAATAAGTTTGATCTTATATCTGGTGGTATTTCATGGATTCAGCCTTCACAAACAAATAGATACTGGGAAATTTTAAATTTAGCAATAGAAGATAGAGCTAACTTTTTAAAGAAGTCTCCTATGACTATGGGGTATGGACAAGAAATACAATCTTTAAAACAGCATGTTCAAACTACTGTATTTCAAACTCAAGCAATCCAAGATATAGTACAAGAGTTAGGTATAACTAATGATCAAGCTGTAGACTTTTTACATACTACTTTAGTACAATCTATTTATGATACAATGGATGCTGATACTATTGCAGCTGCTAAGCTAATTAAAACAGTAGGTTATCTATCTGCTTTAACTGGTGCACTGTTTCAATTACCACAGCCTACAGGACTTTTAAGTACAATAGCTGGAAGAGATTCTGTTGCAATGACTGAAGAAGGTAAGCAACTTAAAACCTCTTATACATTAAACTTTAAAGACCCTGATACTGGAGAAGTTTTTGGATTAACAACATCAGGTCAGATGAATGTTCAGCAGTATGAATCTGTTGTATCTCCTGCTGCTATGAGAAAAATGTTTGGGAAGATGGTATTAGGTGGGTATGCTACTGGTAGATTATTACCTGCATTAATACAAGCATTTGATGCAAACATGGTAGCAAGTGTATTCAGTAATTCTAGAGTTGGAAAGATTATAGGAGTAGATGCAAACGGCAATCCTAAATATGGTAGTCCTATACCTACTGGCTTCTGGGATATGATTAGTAAAAGATCTAAGAGTTTAAACAGATCTAAAGTAAAAGAGCATACACCTTTTGTAATACCTATCTTTGATGCATTCATGACAGACATGGGAAGCTATAGTGCAGTAAGAGAGATTGCTAATAAAGCATATCAAAGATCTTTAGTTGAAGAACCTATGATAGAAAAGGTTATAGACTTTTATCAGAAGATACTAGCACCTAAAGTTCAAGCAATAAAAACTAAAGACTCTAATGGAAAACAAATTATGATTGACTGGAGTGATCCAGTTGGTGATTACTATATGCTATGGGATTTATTTAAAGAGACTGAATTTGATAGTCGTTTACAGAAGCTATCGCTAACTCCTACTTACAGTTTACAACAAGCAATGAAACGATTGTCTTGGGATCAAGAAATGAAATGGCAAGAAGGAAAAGAAACTTTAGCGCAGTGGGATAAAAGGACTAATAAAGTAGCTTTAAGAAAAGCTAAAGCAGTAATAGATGAGTATGCTAAAGCTGCAATGAATTCAGGTTATTCTTTAAAAGAAGCAATAGAATTATTACAAGGAGAAAAAGTTCCGGCTAGTATTGTTAAAAAGTTATTAACAATTATAAACAATCAATTAGGAACTACTAGACGTATAGCCGAGGCTGCTGTAAAAATACCAGAGAAAAGAAAAGCAATAGCCCCTGCTATTATGGAAGGCAGAGTAGGTAATATTAATATAGCTAATTAAACGTCTCCTTTAAGAGGAAAAACAATGAGGCACTTTAAAACATATTGGTATTTAATTCCTGTATATTTATGGCTAGCTATGATGTTTGGCGCAGGTTTGGTGAATGATTTATGTGGTGGATGTGTATCTAAACGTGGAAATATATTATATGATGTGAGAGCAAAAGATGATAAGTAAATTTTTTAGGAGAAGATTTTTAGATTTTAGTTATGACTATGTAGATTTTTCAAAATTGTTTAGCCGGTACTAACAAAAAAATACCCCTAAGAGTATCAATTAAGATATTCTTAGGGGAGTTTTTATTTAGTTTCTTTACATTTTTGTAGAGCTTCACGCTTCCATTGACCCATATTTGTTAGGCCTTCGGCTTCGTTATCCTGCTCTCTATACCACTTGAGTCCTCGTTGGTATTCGTTTTCAATTATTAATTCATCCAACTCTTGATCAGTCATTTGATCGTCAAGAGCTGGATCCATTCCTAATTCTTTTAATGCTGTTTTAGTATCAGGTTCCAAGCCTAATCTTACTGGAAGTATTCCTTTCTTATGCGAAGAAGTAGTCACTGTTCTTTACCTCTCTAATGTCTAAGCTACCTAGCTCAGGTTGTTGATAGTTAAAATTATCTGGATTAGTTACAATCATTCTTTCAATGACTTCAAAGAAATTAGAATAGCTATACATTGTTATAAACTCTTCTTTAATAAGATCTAATAACTCATCTACATCACATGCATGTACGCTGTATGAATCATGTACGGCGCCAAAATCCCCTCCCCACTTAGCAATTACTCTTGCCATATGAGCGGCATCCATAGAGTGTACAAAGTTAGGTGAGATCCCAGACATAAAAGATCTTATCTTTGGTTTGTCTGTAGGTTCTTTACCAACGTGTTGTATTCTTATTGTATCTGTTTCTTCTTTACTACCATCTTCTTTAGTTAAGATAGGCTTAACCTTTCTTTGACTACAGCTAATGATAGCTTTCTCTTTGAATTCATTCTCAACGAATGCTTCGTATATAACTGGAAACCCAGAAGGTGTTGTCCATTTTATAGATTTCTGTTTAATATTCTTAGAATATTCTGATGCTATCTCAGCCTCAGCAATTTTCTGTAAGAACTTCATAGTTTGTAATGGACCAGCACAAACTTTGTCTATTGCTTTAATTAAATGCTTAGCAAGTAATTCACAGTCCTCTTCAGTTATATTATACTTATCTAAATACCCTTCCACATGACAGTCAAGATACATATTCTCTGCAATCTTCTGAGCTCCAGCACTGTATGCTCGAGTCATTGAACCGCGTTTAGCTATACCTTTACGTATATGTTTCATTGGCATTTGTCTTTCTTCAAACCATTCCGGTACTCTCTTAATTAAATCTTTAGCGCATTGCACATAAAAATCTTTTTGAATATCTTGTGGTACAATCCCAACTAACTCTCCTGCTTCTTTGTCTTTAGACATAGCACATAGATGTTGCCATCCATTGTTAGAACCGTCAATTGGTATTGGAAGATAAGTAATATATTCTTCTTGATCTAGTGCATCTTTAATTTCTAATACACTAGCTAGCAAGCTAATAGGTTTCTCTGCAGCAGGACTTATAATTTCTTTATCAGCTATCTCTAATAGCTTATCAATATTATTATCAGTCCATGCTTCACGATCTTCTAACGTCATTTTATCTACGGATATATCATCTAACTCTTCATCCTTTAAGTAAGGAAGATAGTCAGTTGTTAACCACTCAGGAAGATTATCTTTACTATAAGTTTCATTATAGCAACAAGCTATATGAATTTTAAGTCTTCTTAATCCTGCGTCTGTCATAGGTTTACCTTTAGCAAAAAGCATTTGACCTCTTGCTAAATCATTACCTTGAAAGTTTAGGAATGGTGTAGTATAATATATTCTACCACGATAATCTGCTTCTACATATTGATAAAATGGTTTGTCACCTATCAGTTTAGATCGTGCCATAGTTAAATCAAATTCTATTATCTTTGATTTATATTTCTTAGGAAAGTTTTTGTATTGATCTAGTATTTTATTTCTATTACGATTTAAAATATTTCTAATCTTATTATTAACTTTCCATTCAGTTTGTTGTAACACATTCATGCTTTTAATAAAGCTGTTTGCTAAGTAAGGTTTAAACTCTTTACTTCTATCATGTGTCCATCCTTTTATTACAGGTCTTTCAGTAGGTTGCATTAAAGAATTAATAGGTTCAGGCTTTTCAAAGACAGTTCCTCTTAATAAATCCATGCTACCTTCAGGTACAAGTAAGTCCCACTTCTCTGGTATTACTATGTAATGTGCACGGCTTCTCTTTAAACTACGGTCTAAAGATTCCACTGGAATAAATGTGTTATCCCTGGTTTTACCTATATTAATTTGATGTGTTTGATAGAAAGGTTCTAAGAATAAATCTCCCATCATAACTCGAAGTCTAAACCAATCCCAAGGTGCATCATCTTTATTAGAATATTTTATTTCTGTTAAGATGTATGTGCCAACTGCTACGCTCAGATGCGTGAGGTTAGCTTCACCTTGGTATGATTTATTTCCTCTCATACTATTACGAGCAAAGTGTTGTTGGATAGTGTCCATAGTAAATACTAAGTACGCTTTTAAATCTTCTAACGAAGTTTCTTTCAAAAGATTACAAGCAATATGTGCTTTAGACTTAGTGATCTTTTGTTTTAAGTACCCAAGCTGCTCCTCCATTTTACTCCTTTTACTTCTTTATTATTATTATGTAGTAACAATATACCTGCTTCGTCTTTATAGGTTTCACTAAATATAATTCTAGTTATACCACTTTGCATTATAAGTTTAGCGCATTCCATGCAGGGTGAGAGGGTACAATATAATGTGGCACCCTCTGCATTCCCTACACTCCTCGCTAACTTACATATTGCATTTGCTTCTGCATGTATAACTTCAGGTAGTGTACTACCATTAGCATGCTTACATTCGTTAGGCATACCAGCTGGCATACCATTAAATCCGAATGCAAGTATATTATTATCTTTAACAATTACTGCGCCTACTTTATGCTCAGTATCGTGAGACATCTCACCGATCCTCTTAGCTATATCTAAATATAACTCGTCGTATCTTTGCTGTTTGTCCATTAAATCTCCGCGAAAACGTCAGTTGAAGTTAGTCTCCCCGTTTTATTATTATAGATAGCTGCTCCTGCTGAACCTGTAAGACCAGTAAATCTAGATTTTAATACTCTAAACTTAATTGTGTTACGCTCAGTTGCGTTATCAGCTACCAGGTTTCTAGCGAATGCTACTATATCAAATGATATTTGTTTGATAGAACCACTACCTTTAATATCATCTATAGATGCTAGCTTACCTTCTTCAAAGGATGTCCCACCGCCAGGAGCTTTTCTTAAGTGGGATATTAAACATAACCATACATTATGTTTCTTAACAATCTTAAGTAAGTCACTCATTACTTTATCGACTGCTTCGTTACCAGAGAGACCTTCAGATCCTTCTGATACTGCTATAGTTATATGGTCTAATACCAGGTATTTACAACCCATCAAACACATATACTCTATCTTATCTGTTAATGTTGAGTCACCAACAGAACCTTGATGATCCAGTAATATTAATCGTTCATCACCGAATACTTTCTCAAAGCCTTGCCTTAAATCTAAATCAGTTAAGTTATTACTTTCATGATCTAGTCTTTGGTTAAGAGTCATCTCAATAAACTTCTCAGCTGTATCACCTACACTTTCTTCAAGTGATATTAAACCAACTTTATTTTCTTCGACAACTCCATCAGCATCTGGTTTATCATTAAGTAAATCTAATATAATTTCTTTAACTATTGTAGATTTACCAGAGCCAGTGCCACTAGTAAACAAAGTAATCTCACCTTGTCTTATACCTTTGAGCTTATCATTTAAACCTGATAAACAATTAGGGTAAGGTCTAGACTTAGTTCTTTGTCGTTGCTGGAACTGTTCCCATATAGATTCACCTACTATTAAACCAGCGGGTGACCAGGTTTCTGCATCCCAGTAACTTTGCAATAAACTTTTAGAGCCATGCTTTAATAGCTGTTCACATGGATCCTTCTCTAATAGCTTAGCTACTTTAACTTTACCAGCACCAATTATCTTAGCAACTTTCTGTACTGCTGTTTGACCAGCTTCATCTTTATCAAAGAATAATATTACGGATTCAAACTTTCTAATCCATTCTCTTTGTTCAAGTACAACCTTACAACCTGATGCACTTGGTATAGATACTACTGGAAATATTTTATTATATTTATCTAAGAAACTTTGTGCCACTGCACAAGCATCTAGCTCGCCCTCAGTTATAACAAGTGTCTTACCACCATTACTTACTGCTTGACCGAACAATTCTATATTAGTAAAGTTACCATGTGTTACAAAACTTTTAGGTAACTTACGTTCTTTATATGCAATCACTTTACCATCATACTTATTTGTATACGGATAGAAGTGTGAACCACCGGAACCATCAGGATTTACTGCCATCTTAATTCCGAAGTGATCTACTACTTGTTTACTTATACCACGAGAAGTAATTGCAAAACTATTTAACTCATGGATTTCATCGAGTGTTGTGTTGCTATTAGGTTTAGCAACAGGTTCTAAGTCATTCATATTATTTACTTTCTTAGTTGAATATTGACATGAAAAACAGTATGCGCCGTCTTCATAAATTGTAAACGCATCTGATGAATCACACTTTGGACATGCTGTCTGTCTGTAACTCATAGTTAACCGTCCTTTCTAGTAGGTCTTTATCATTTACTATTGTTAAAGGTAAAGCGTCTATCCATTTTTCTACTTTAACAAACAAATATTCTTTACCTTTAGTTGTTATATGTTTATCTAATGTTATGTGATAAACTTTATTGTCATTAAACTTTTCAAAGATACCTTGATATGTATCTAGTACAGGCTTAACTACATTATCTAGGTCTGCCATTCTATTAGATACACCAGCAATAATTTCAAACTCCAGGAAATCTGAATCTTCAAAGGGCCATTCGACCCCTTGAAGTTCATCTCTTAATTCATTCTGATACTGCACGTACTTCAGTTGCTTTATCGCTTTGTTCCTGTATGTCATTTGATTTGCTGACAGTGGTTTCACTTTGAATGTATGCTTTAATATCTTCATATTCTTCCCATGATGTTAGCATTCTCAGTAACTTATGACTAAGATTTAATTGCTTTTCAGTTTGTCCATGTTCTTTCCAAGCGGATTTAATCTTATTCCATTGTCTTGATAGTGGTACGCCAGCTAATATCTTTTCAGCTTTCTTAGGACCAATACCTTTAAGACCTGGAATATTGTCTGCATTATCACCAGTTAAACATTGGATATATAAGTTATGTAAAGCCTCTTCTTCATTAACAAGCTGCCAAGTATCTTTACCATAATTGTAATGATGACCTGGTATCTGTAATAAATCTTTATCTATACCACAGATTACATAATCTTCTTTATTTTCTAGAGCTTCGTGTGCCCATATAGAAACTAAATCATCTGCTTCCATACCATCAGCTTGAATAGCGCCTTTAGATACAGCATATTTATGTAGATAATTTAATCTTTCTCTTATCTTCTTATCAAGTTCAGGACGATGAGATTTATAATCAGGACTTAAATCTTTTCGATAGTTTCCTTTACCTTTAACAGCATATAGAACTACTAATTTTTCCTGTTCATTAAAAGGATTAATTAGTTTTTCAGTAACTTCCATCTTCATGCTATTACAAAAACTATCATAGCTTCGTCTTAACTCAGATTGATTCTTAGCTTTATAAGCTATCTTAAAGAATATAGAATCAGTATCTACCAACATAAACTTTTGAATTGGTTTCATTTATTTTTCCTTTCATCAACTATTTTATATGCAGTAGTATTTTCCATTCGCTTTATATGCTTACGAATATCTGCATAAAATCCATTATATTTAGAAGGTTTAATTAGATCTATTAATTCCCAGTACTCTAATATACCTAGAGTATTTACTTGGACTGTATCTCCAGGAACTAATAAGCGTTGAGGTCTATTATGCCACTCACAGAAAATAAATGCATTTGTTATTTCTCTTTGCTGTAATAAGTAAAGCATTTTATTACATGGTATATTATACCAAGTCTTAATAAACTTAACATCTACATTACCCCAGATCTGATCGACACCATCTACCTGCCAGGCATCATGATCTTTCCATGTACCTCTATCAATTAAATGCCATTCAAATACTTCACATTCAATATCTAGTTTTAGTTGCTCAAAAGATCTACCTCTTGGATTATACTTCTCAGCGCGAGCATCACGTTGATTAATAAAGTCTTTAGTTATTTTAATATCTACTATCATTAGTGAACCTCCGCATAGTTATTACCAATTGTACCTTCACCTGCCATAATATCTACACCCATTTCTTTAGGGCCTTCAGCAAATGATTCAATTAGAATTTCTAATACTCGGTTAGCATCTTTATCTGCTGCTGACCAAGCTACTTCATCATGATAATAAAGTCTAGGTTCTGCGTCAAGATTTTCTTCTTTAATCTTTCGCATTTGATAAGCTACTGCTGCTTTAGTTGTAATAGCTTCACAACTTTGTAGTAAATAATTAAGTGTCTGATAATCTTGAGGTGTATATACTTTACGTCCATCAAGACCAGGAATATAACCTTCAAGACTAGAGCTATGACAGTCTGTTACATTCCACATAGAAACTAGTTTATCTTTTAAGTCTTTCAATCCTGGTATAGCATTACCGTATGCTTCAATAGATTGTTTACCTCTCTTAATATTACCAACACCTGTTAATACTTTACCAAGTTTAGTAGCACCAGCACC